TCTAAGTGTACCCGTATAAATAGACCTAACATAAGAAAGCGTGGTGATGTCATACGCAGTCGAAAGGCTATACTGATGTACGTTACTTGATGTCGTGGTGATGTAAACCACAGACCCATCAGAATTAAAGTCTAGACCTCTTGCGTTTCTATCGACGGTAGAAAATGTTATGTCTTTAGATGAATTATAAGTAGCCGTACTCAAATCCCAAGCGGTAGTTAAGTCCCATACCCTACACCTTGGGGTTGCGTCGTTATCTCCGTCTAAAACGTAAATAGTCTGACCATCTGGAGTAAATCTCAGGGCGGAGGGATTCCCATCTTGCGAACCAACATACAGCCTATTAGTTGCTGCTGTTGATATAGTCGAGGCGTCCCAAGCGGCGGTAGCTGTGTACTCTTGAATTTCATCGCGCTGACTACCAATAATAAAGAATTTCTTCCCATAGGTTGATGAGTCGCTTGCGTCATCAGCAATGTGAATGCCACACAGGTTTCCTTCAAATCCGCCACCTCCAATAGACGACGAACCAGCGAGGTCAACATCAACAATATTAGCCACTACAGCACTCTGAAGATCCCAAGCCGTAGCAAGAGGAACCTCGTGGATGTCATCAACTCCGCTACCAACTATATAGCACTTAGTTCCGTCTGGCTTAAAGTAAAGATCTCTTGGGTGTCCTTCGCCTAAAGCTAGGTTTACGCTGCCGTCATCAGCTGCTGATGTATCCACCCCAAATTCACCCAATCGAGGCCTCCAAGCCCTTATATCGTCACCATCAAATGAAGTAACCAATCCATCAATGCCCACACTCCCTGGCTCCCACTCGCTATTCGTGTCATTCCACACCAATGCCTGGCCGTCTGTTGGGGCTGTGGTAGTGGTGTCTACGTCTGTTAAACCATCTATGGATTGAGCTACATCACTAAAAGATAAGTTACCGCTACCATCTGTCTTAAGAAACTGACCAGCAGATCCGTCAACCGCTGGATAATCTATACCGTTAATAGAGACTTGAGTTCCAGCGATATCTACATTTCCCTGACTAACTTGAATTTCAGCAGCGTCTGGTAAACCGCTCGAATCATTGATTTCAAATTGCCCGCCATTAGGATTAATGATAAAATCATTGTTACTCATGTCCACAGTCCTATTGTCATCTAATGTTAAATCTGCATTAGAGATATTAGTATCTGTCTTGGCGTTATTAGCTACTATATCTGAAGCCTGTTGAGTAGTGATCCCGACCTTCGCATTATTAGCTACTATGTTTGCCGCCTGTTGAGTAGTGATCCCAACCTTAAGTGTGTTGGCGGCAATCTCAGAAGCTTGAGTTGTGCTAATGGTAGTTGTGTCTCCAGCAAGTGCGGTGGTAGATGTTGTACCTAAAGCAAGGGAAGAAGCCGCAGCAAATGATATGTTTCCAGACCCGTCCGTCTTTAAGAATTGACCAGCCGTTCCGTCAGAAGAGGGGAGGTTGTAAGCGTCAGATATTCTTACAGCGCCGTCTTCTTGTACGCTAAACCGCTCAGCATCATTGTAGTCAACGACAATAAACTTCTGATCAGACTCGTTGTTGTCTGTGTCTAGCTTTACAAGTATGTTGCCGTTAGACCTAATTTCAAGGTCATCTGGAAGTAAAGGCCCAGATGTTGTTGGGGCGATTATAGATGTTCCGTTATTAATAAATGTTAATTGCTGAGCGTTTAAGGTTCCTGAAAAAGTAGCAGAGCCAAGCTGTGAAGATCCAGTTACGTCTATTCCGCCAGCGTTTACCTGAATCCCAGAAGTAAATAAAGGCTTAGAAGAGAAAAGCTTTTGACCTGAAACCACCTGTGAGCCATCAAGGTCCATGTAATTATCAGTAAAAGAAACGGCACCTCTTCCGTCTGTTTTTAGTATTTGGTTTGCTGTACCGTCGGCAGAGGGTAAAGAATAAGCGGTTGTGCTATCAGTACCTACTTCAATAGCGCCGTTAACCCTAGTGTCTCCGTTAACATAAAGATTTAAGCTACTATCTATTTGACCAGAGTGGTTAATAGACACAACGCCGTTAGCAGTATCTATGCCGTCTACTGATCCGCCATCAGTAGAGGCTACGTTTCCAGTGACAAACTGACCTGATGGGCGAGGAGATCCAGAAGAGGCAGTAAAGACATAGGAAGCGTTTTGGCCTGCGCCATCTTCATTAAGAACCACCTTATTAACTGAAGGATCCCAAACAAGGTACCTACTACTTCTGGAAGATACAGAAGCGCCAGTTGGAAGAACGGTTGCGTTTAAATTATTTACATCCAGGTCAAGATCAAACTCTGGTATATCGTTAACTGAAGATACAGACCCTTCTACCCCCTGGGGACCCGCCTCACCCTGAATTCCTTGCTCACCCTGAGGACCAACTGGGCCTTTAGATACAGTTACGTTAGGCTTCGAGCTACTCGAAGAGACCGATACATTTATCTTAGCCATTGGTATGTGTTAAAGAGTGATGTCTTCGTTTACTGTAAACACCCCGTATAAAATTGTTTCTACGTCATGTAGATTATTATCAGTAAGCGAATTAAGAGTTGTATTTGCTGCGGAACTGTAAGTAGGAGCAGTAGAAATTAAATGTTTTTGAATGTCATAAACATAAACACCAGCGGGAAGAACAGACATAGCTGAGTGTAAGATCTTAAATTGAGCTAAATTTGTTGTAGTAGTGGGAGCAGAACTTGCAGTTCTTGTGTCGGTACCAGAAGCGGTAACTATATCAGCATATTTTTGAATGAGATATCCTCCAGTTCCAGTTCCATCAACATCATCAGTATCGGCAGCTCGAACTTCCATCTTAAACACATACAAGGGATTTGTTGATGAAACGGAACCAGTAACTGCATTTAAGTCAATAGCTACCCCGTCGTCATCCTTTAACTCAAGGTTCATCTTAAACGTATCACCACGCTTGCAAACGACGTCTAGCCTTTGCGATCTATCTAGGTTTAAAGTATTTGCCATTACTGTAGTATCTCTGATGTTATATCTCCTGATTCTTCTGGAAGCTCACCTCTCTCTCCCTGACGCTGAGAAAGCAACTTGCTTTGCTCAACGGCCTGCTTCTTTACCCTAGCGTCTTTTCTGTCTTCTTTTTCTAAATCCGAACTAGACTTAAGGTCTCTATCTTGTTTAGATCTAGACTCTGCGGCCTGAGCCTTTATCATTTCTATCTCTTTATTAAACTCATGCTTAACCCCTTCAAGTTTCGCTTCAAGCTCGCTTCTAAGCTGAAGTTCCTGAGCGGTAAGCTGAGACTGCAATTGCATCTCTTGTTGTTTTGCTTGTGAAGTAGCTTGCGCTGACTGCTGCTGGATCTGAGCTTGTTGCTGAGAGTTTTGCATTGCGACCTGCTGACTCATAGCCATTCTTTTTTTACGCCTAACAACAAGAAGTCTTTCAGCTTGATTTATATCTTTCAGTTGCCTTACAGAAATAGCATCCTCCAGATCTATCTCTTTTTGAGACAAAGCTATTTGAATGTTCTGTTCCAAATACTGACGCTCACCCTCTTCCATCTCTTTTATCACCCTTACTCCAAAGTTGTACATAGAGAGGTTTCTAAAGGAGCTCAAAACAGACATATTCTCTTTGCCTATAGAGTTTTCGTATATTCTGTAAAGAACGGAGTCTGGATGGATTACCTGAAGACACTTAACCACATCACTGCAAACCTTCTTATAAAGAATCATAGAAGAGTTGGTGATGTCGTATATCGCGTTGTTGGCAGCAGCCAGGGCCTGCTGTCTTACACCCACAAGAGCGTCTCCTTTTGGTGAAGAGGCATCCATGACTTCGTTGATGCCAGTAGCATCTCGAATCATTTTTAAATAGTGGTTGTACAGCCCAATCAACTCATTTATGTTTCGGATACTGTTTCCAATCTCCCTGATGGGTGGATTCTGAAATCCTCCCTCTGGGTTCTTACTTCTATAGTAGAACACACCAGTCTGCTCGTAAATATCGTGAAGGTCAAGGGGCTGTAGCTCTCCGCCTTTTCCTAGCTGAACGTTTTCTAAGCCTTCAATATCAATAATGATACCGTCTGGCTTAGCCTTAGAGACCGCCTGCTGAATCTTTAAGTGCGTAAGCTGCAACTGATCAGCAAAGCCGATACAGCTATCAACCATAGACTTAGGCATCATGTCGAGGATGTTAGTAGAGCAAACCGAGTACGATAGATTAGTCTTGGAGATATCGTGAATGTTTTTTGGAATGTTATTCTTCTTGCTATAATTAAATAAGAAGTCAGTCCCCAAGACGTAACAACCTCCGTACACGGAAGCAGACTCAAGTTTTACTACATCTCTGTTAAATACAGAGTTCTTCGGTCCTTTATAAGCCTCCCCCTTAGAGTAAAAACCTACGTTACCGTGTCTGCTCTCTTTATTCTCAAAATACTCACAATCGACTGACATAAACTCAAAATCAAGGACCTCAACCATATACTCGTCGTAACCAAAGTTAGACTGGTTGTTTACTCTGTCGTAAGAAGATTGATTCATCTTACTAGCATCATAGCCGTACTTCTTCTGAGCCTTATCAGCTATCTCTTTAAACTCCTCCTCTGTAAACTGATCTCCAGCCATGCGCTTTAACTCATGGATGGGGACATACCTCACATGACCAGCATACGTAAGGTCTCCAAAGTCTGGATCTTCCGTAAAACTGTGAACAAAATTTACAGGGTCAATGTAGTCAGTTTTAATCCCGTAGCTGGGGTCGTTAGATCGCTTTACAACCGCCATTCCTGTAATGGCAAGATCGTTTACACATCTACGTAAAGTAGAGTCATTAAAGTCGTTCCACTCTAGAGTTAAGTTAGTCGCAAGTTGAGCGGCTATCTCAGAAGAAGACTTTATGTTATTGTCTATAAATATCTCAGACTCCTCCAAAGACTCTGGTATCAGCTCAGAGCTCATGCCTATAGAAACCCCTGTTTTTTCTTCTATTTTAGAAATAATTCTTTTAGACTGAACAAGCATGTCTACCTTTTTTCTGCTTGCGTCTTTTTCAGAAGAAGAAAGAGGGTCGATAGCCTCCAGGTTTGGATATGGGGATAAAGACAGGATTTTGTTTACTACAATCCTAACAAACTTAGGCAAGATAGGCACTGGGGTGAAGTCAATATTGAGCATACTCCCATCGCCGTTATTTGGGTCTAATGAAGTAAGAAGAGACTTGTAAATAGCTGTATCTTGAGTTCCGTTCGCATAGCGTCGGTTTCTTTCAAAGGTTTTCTTTCTTTTCCCAAAGATGGAGTTTTGTTGATCCATCTTGCCCCACTGCTTATATACAGCTTTAGCGTAGCTAAGACCGTAAGTCTTGCTTTGCTTTTGCTCAGACAAGGCCAGCGGGTCTGGAAAATTAGATTTTTTGTTGTTACTGTGCATTTGCAATGAGCTGAGTTATTATAACTCCAATGCAAATATAGTAAAACTAGAAGTGCCAGGCTTTGGGCTTGTGGGTCCTAAAAAACTTCTTGTCGGTAAAGTTGGAAATCACCTTTTCCTTCTTGGCTTTCTGAGACCCTAAAAGGGCCAATCCAGAACTAATAGTCAAGTCAAACTTAGTGCGCTTATCTATCTTGTACGCAATCCAGTCCTCTAGAGTTCGGTTAAAATACATATTTCCAAACTCCTCAGTCTCAGCTTTTATACCTACATGATCGTGTATGTAAGCCTCTATAGCCTGGGCGTGAGACTGTATCACGTCCTGTGAGTTAGATGGGATGCCTTTAGTCCTTACGTTTACCGATGAGTTGCCTGTCTTTAAGAAGTCAGGTCGGTCCATTAAGTAGCCGTCGTAACCCCTTGATTCAAAGTACCTTACGATACCGTACTTATTGTTCTCTACAAGTAAAGGATACCCGTAAAAGAAGGCGCACATCAAAACATCCTCATAGAAGATGCTGGCTAGGTCTGGACGAGAAGCGTACTCCACTACGAACATATTAGCAGGGGCGTCCATGCTAAACTTATTATACATATGTAGAGCGCCTTTAGAACCCCTCCCGTCCACTGTAGCGTCTAAATCATATGAGTCAACCCCTCCAACGCCTATATGACTGTTAGGGGCTATCTTCTTACCTCTATCGTCTTTTTTCTGATTCCTCAGATGATCGGGGGGCATCCAGGACACCCTAAACCTACCGTTTGGGTCTGGGGAGAACACAACCTCTTCGTCTTTCTTCCTCCATATGAAATTACCTCTTACCACGGGGTTAGGGAACATATCCTCATTGAACTCTATCTGCTGGTAGATCTTACCTATATTAAATAGACTACCCTCGATACTATCTCTAAAGGCCTCGTCCTCTGTAAA